ATGCAATTCGAACAATTAGTGAATGAATATTTACTAGAACTAAAACTAGGAAATTATTCTAAAAGGACAATCGAAACATATGAGCAACATATAGATAAGTTCATTGATTTCTACAGGAAAGAAATATGCAAAGAAATGGATATTTATGCAATTAACAAAATGCACTACAAACTATTCATTTCACAACTCTTAGATAACTCTCTGAGGGCTACATACATCAATGCTATACTCAAATCAAATAAAGCCTTCTACAGTTATCTAATAAGGGAACAGGTGCTTAAAACAAGTCCTATGGACTCTATAAAGCTACTTAAAGAGACTAAACAAGCATTAACAACATTCAATGATGATGAAGTTAAGGCAATGTTAAACGTGTGGAACTTTAACACTTATTTGAATGCTAGAAACAAGTGTATCATCGCTGTTCTAGCTGATACAGGAATAAGAATCTCAGAACTAATCAATATTAAAGATTCAGACCTCACAGACCAGTATATAAGAGTTTTGGGGAAAGGTGATAAGTGGAGAGTAGTACCTATATCAAATGAATTAAACTATCTCCTGACGAAATATAAGAGACTCAGAGACAATCATTTCAATAAGATAAGAAATAGGAATGGTAAGGTCAGAGAACTTGATTCTGAGCTGTTTTTAGGCAAGACAGGGCGCTCTATAAAAACGATTACAAACATTGAGGTTATGATTACCCAAACAGGCTTACAAGCCAATGTGAGGGCTTCTGTGAGGTGCAGTCCACATCAATTTAGACATTACTGGACGTGTAAGAGCTTAGAACTTGGACAAGACATATTTACTATTAGTAAGCTGTTAGGACACACAAATTTATCAACAACACAAATCTATTTACAAAAGCTGACAAATGAACAATTGATAAGTAAGGCTGTCAAATTCAGTCCACTAAAATATTTAAGCTAATATATCTTACAGAACACAATCTTAAACTTAACTATAACTTAACATATAATGATGTATTTTTCTGATATACTAAATACATTATGAGATTATAGTTAATATCTAATAAATAAACTTAAGGAGTAACTCATGAAAAAGATTACAATCATTGGAGTCATCGCTTTGTCTATGCTGTCTTTAACAGCTTGTTCATCTAATAAAGAAACAGCAACAACAAAACCAAGCACTACAAAATCATCTGAGGTTGTTGTACTATTAGAAATTAATGATACTATTTATACTGATAGTAGTGGAATGTTTACTATTACTGGTAAAACATCACCTAATACAACAGTTAAAATAAAATTTGCTAAAATTGATACATCTATTTCTTCTGACGAAGATGGTAAATTTGAATCAGTACAATATAAAATTGGTGAAGACCATGATAGCTACCCTGTAACTGTAATTGCAGTTTCTTCTACTGGAACAGAGACTGAAAGAGAAATAACTGTAAAACGTAGTTCTGGTTCACTTGAAAATAATAATGCAGAAAAAGCTAGAAAACAAAAAGAAGAGGAAGCTAAAAAACAAGCTGAGGAACAAGCAAAAGCTGATGAAAAGAACCCTGCTACTTATCCAGAGTTACCGTATGATGAAATGGCAAGGAATGGTAATAATCACAAGGGTGAGAAATTAAAAATAACTGGTAAAGTAAGACAAGTTATGGATACTGATTCTGGTGATGCAATGTTAAGAGTTGCTACATCTGCAAATGGTTATGATGATATGTACTTAGTTCAAATCCCAGCAAGTGAATGGAATAATCATAGATTGTTAGAAGATGATGTAGTCTCATTCTATGGAAATGTTTATGGTCTCTATACTTATGATTCAACTTTAGGAGGAAAAATTACTGTTCCTGCTCTAATGGTAAATATGTATTAATAATAGTTAAAAGTAAGTTCTCACTTAATTGTGGGAGCTTTTTTATTTTAAACAAAACAATAATAATTTATCCATGTAATGGATGGGTGAATTGAGCGATAGCGAAAGAGGGCTTTAGCCCTAAGAGGTCTTCTAAGCGATAGCGAAAATAGCACCGCAGGTGTAGAAATCTTTCTTTCTTCTCTTTCTATTTTTTCTCTTTCTTTTTCTTCTCTTTCTACCTTGCAATTTTTGTCAATTTTTTTTACATATATTGCAATAGCCATATGCAATTTTTGTATTTTTTTTTTGACACTTATTGCATTACCCAGTTGCAATATCTGTCAATTTTTTTTACATATATTGCATATGGAATTAAATTAAGCCGTGGGCTGACCACAAAACAATCTGTGAGCTGAGAATAGTTTTTAGACAGATGTTGTATAAGTGTCCAATTATGTTTGTGAAAAGTTTAAGAAAAACGTCACGATTTCCCTCTCAAAACCACTATACATTGTAGAGGTGATTTAATTTAAAACATTCTATAAAAAATGTTTGGATTTCCCTTTGAAATGGTTTATATATTGAGAGGGTAAATAAAATAATAAGATAAATTCAAAAAAAAGGGTCAATTACTCTTACTAAACCACTATACTATGAAAGGACAAATATTTTTAAATTAATTTATTAAAAAACGTTTGGATTTCCCTCTCAAAACCACTATACTATGAGAGGGTAAATAGTAATAAAAACACGTGAAAAATCAGTTCAAACCCTTATAATAGTAGAAGGAGTTAGTTAATTAAATTCTTTTTAAAAAAACGTGTCTATTTCCCTCTCAAAAGGTTTATACTATGAGAGGAGAAATAATTTTAAATTAATCACAAAAACACGTCACGATTTGTTTCCGTGATGGTTTATACTATGAGAGGACAAATAATTATCAAATGATATATTTCTTTTTAATTACATTATTATTAAGTTTATATTGTTAAAAATAGGAAAAGCTGTAAAACCTTGATATAACTGAGCTTATAAGGGTTTTTTATTTTGTCCTTAAAATCGCTCATAACCCTTATAAAGGTAGAGGGGTTAATAGAAAGTGTCCCTAAAAGTAACCTAAAGGGTTATAAGTATATAGGGGTAAATACAAAAGGAGAATACATTATGAAAAAGAAAGTTATTACAATTGATTATTATGGAACAACACGTGAAGAAGTTTTTAAGACATTTGAGTCAGCTAAGGATGCTAGTGAATACTACAAAGTGTCTTATGCCTCAGTAAGGAAAGCTTGCAAGTCAAGTTTAGGAAGTTGCAGAATCAAACACATTGCATTCTTATATGAAGAAGATTATAAAGATGTTGTGGTCGATGAATTATATTTAAACATCCAAGTAGCGTTCTTGGAAGAGAAGATTTTCGGTAAATAATAAAGTTAAGGCTTTGTTTTTTTTTTGAAAAACAACAATATTAATAAGGTAAATAAAGGATGGTAAACAATATGAATAACAACTTGAAAGAAAATTTATTTTTCTGCTACAACAAAAAATTAAAACAATATCTTTACTTTGAATGTGGAATTGATTCAGAGTTCAGCGCTCTACACCCAAAGACAATGAAAGAATTTTGGGTTTACGTTAAAACAGAAGAGCTAGACAAAGCTCTTACAGGTTATAGAAAATAGAAAGAATTAGGTTAAGCGATTATGATAAAAGAAAATTTTGTACAAATACCAAACAAGATGTTTATGAATACAAACAATGATGAAAAATTAGTATATGTTAAGTTATTACAATCTCAAATGGTTGGTTATCTTGACAAAGACAATAGAACAACAATGACAACAGTTCCTATGTTAGTAACATTGCTTGGTTGGTCTGAGGGAACTCGTTCAAATAAGAGAATTGAAGTTTCTTTGAATAGTCTCAAAGAAAAAGGATACATTAACTTTGAATCAACTAAGAAAGTCTTTGTAACTGAAATTAATAATTTAGATAATAATGAAGAACATGTCGTATCAGTTGATTGGAAATCAAGCGGTGTTAAATTTAAAGGTTTCACTAAGATTTATTATAGTGTTATTGATAATTTGTTAGAAGATAAAGATTTTACTCTTTATGCTTATGCTGAGTACAGAACAATGAAAACTCACCAATATAGAATCTGTTATGCAGAGTGGGCTTTAATTCTCAATTGTAAAGAGAGACAAGCATTTGATATTGTAAACGACTCTAAAGTAATTGTTAAAGTTTCAAATGGTTTTGATTCAGATACAAAACGTAGAGAGACAAATTCTTACTTAACTTTCAACTCAGTTGAAGATGAAAAAGAAGTTTCTTTGAAACCTACGTATAAAGCTCAACCATCAGAACCAAAAGAAAAAGAAACTGAGAAACCTGTAGTTAAAGAATCTAAGAAAAATAGTGAAAAAGAAGCTAAGGGATTTAAAGATGAAATCGGCAAGTTCTTCGGAAACACAATGGAAGACAACATCTTTAAGAAAATGGCAAGTGATAAAAGAATTACAAGTGTTGAACAAGCTATGGAGATTCAAGACATTAACAAACCAATGAGTTTAGGAATGTGGAAAGTAATTCAAGATTCAGATAATTCTTTTGTTAGAGACTATGGCAATAAGAAATTAAATAATAAAGCATGGCAAAAGAAATTTGGTTCAGACTTAAATGAAGAAATTCGTAAAGATAAAGAATCAGCACACAAAACAAAATTCACATCTAAATACTTATTCAAAACAATTACAGAATATTATGCAGACGGTGGAGAACGTATTATTAGTGCAGACGAACTTTATGACTATGTAAATCACAGACTGGTTTACTCAGACAGCGACACTTACTTCACACCAACCAATATGTTTCAAGAGTTGAAATGTATCAAAGTAACAGACAAAGATTAATAGCAAATAGAAATTAGGAGAATACAAAATGGCAAATACAACTACTACAGCAATCGAATGGAAATCAGTTAAAGGTTTTGAAGGACAATATGAAGTTTCAAATACAGGACTTATTAAAAGTCTCGAAGGTAAAGAAGAACGTATCTTGAAATCAAGAGTTCACTCTAAAACAGGATATGTAACAGTTGTCTTATCAAGTAATGGCTCTAAATATTCAAGACTTGTTCATAGACTTGTTGCAGAAGCATTTATTGAAAATCCAGAAAACAAACCAGAAGTTAACCACATTGATGAAAACAAAGAAAATAACAATCTTTCAAATCTTGAATGGAATATACACAAAGAAAATTCTAATCATGGTACTAAGAACATTCGTTCAGCAAACAAACAATCAATGGCAATCGTTGGTGCTGATGAATTTGGAAATATCAAAGAAGTTTATTCTTCTCTACAAAGTGCAGAAAGAATTTCTGGATTCAGTCATGGCTCAATTAGTAATGTAATCAATGGTAGAAGAAATTCATACCGTGGGTTGGTTTGGTACAAAATCGACAAAGAAATGTTTGATTTGTTTATTGGTGCAGAATAAGGAGAAAGAAATGACAAAGAAACTTAAAAAGTTGAAAGAATTACAAGCTAAAATGGATACTCAAAACGAAATTATTGAAAAGTTAGAATACCGAATTAAACTTATTGAGAAAGAAAAGGAATTAGCTACTCAGAGTTAGAAAAAAGGTAGCGTCGCTTACACTACCTTTACTATTTTAAGTATCATCATGAGGGAGGGATACCTTACTACCTTCATGTGTATTTTATATTAATATTTACTGAACTGTATAAAAGTGCGTTGCATGAATCCCAAGTTGGTCAGATTTTAAAGTGTAGATAGATTTTCCGTCTGTAGCAAAACCTTTATCCAATTCACTACCAGTCAAGTATCCAAGGGTTAACTTATTATCATCATCTGTTTTAATTGAGTTAAGCTTATCTGATGATAATGGAGAAGGTTTCGTACCATCATTTTTAAGGTATGTATAGAGCTTGTTTAAACTTGAAATTGGCAGTTGGTCTGCAGGATAACCTCCATTAGCCATATAAGAGTATTGTGTTTTAGCTTCTAAAATTTGACTCAAATCTTTATTTGGAGTAGTTTTTACCCAAGCTTCACTGGTGCTGGTTGTTGGAGTTTCATAGTATGCCCCTTCTTTAATAAATGAAGGGGTACTAATATCATCTGGTTTACCCAGTATGTATTTAATATTTTTTTGAATAAACTCATGTTTTTCAGGAATATCAAGCAAATATTTAGGGTTACCATTCTCATCTAGTGTGTAGTTTCCATAGTAACTTAATGGGTGGTCCGGGGTTCCTTGGTAAATATCAAAAGTAGCTAAAAAGTAGACGTTATCTTTTTTGACAATTCTCCCTGTTTCTAAATCAGCATAAGTACCAGAGTATGGATTTTCTTTAACATTTCCATTTGCATCAAAGTAGTATTTAATTTCATCTGCGGGGGTTTTACCAGAAAATTCGGGATCCACTAATTTTTTGAATCTCCCATCAGGATAAATTTTAAGCCCATATTCTGGATGATTAGGATTTTGATAGTAACCGACAATACTTTCAATTCCCTCAGGAGTCTTATAATCAATATTGTAATAATCTACTAAATCAGCTCCATTTTCGTTATATTTGTCGGACTTAGTTTTTTCGGCACTTTGGTTAGTTTTAGATTTTTGAGATTCCGTAGATTCCTTAGTTTTTGGGCTTCCAGTTTTTGAGCCTCCACAAGCGGTTAAGCTTAGAATTGCTCCAACTGCAACAAGTGATAACATCCATTTTTTCATTTTTCATATTCTCCATTTTTGTTTAATTACGAACGTTTTTTGCTTGAACTACAATTGCTTTTATTCTTGGTAAAACCTCCAAGAGTCTGCTTGATATTGTCTGATTCCTTGATAAGTGTTCAATAACTTTAAGGATTCAAAACATAGATGTTCTTACACATTATTAGTATAGCATAAATGAGTAATTCATTCATTTATTTATTTATTTATTTTGCTTATAAAGATGCTGATGATATTTTGGAATAAACAAGCTATTTATCTTATTAGCAATATAATCAAAGATATAGAAAAGAATAACCTTTTAAAAAAGTATTTCTCTATTAATTAGCTATTTGTTGTAAATGTTTTGACGTCCTTATTTGAATAAAGAGGGTCTAATTCAATTTTATTTTTAGTGTTAGAAATATTAATAAGGTAAATTATTTTATTACCATCATTAGAACCAATAAAACCATTAGCGTAGCCAATAATTTTATTGTTACTTTTTAAAGGAATTTGGGTATCTGCATATGCATTAAAGGAATAATATTGAGGAGATTCATAAAAATCTTCTCCTTTAAATTTAATATTCCCTGAAAAGTTAATAGATTGATAACTTAATTTCCCATCTTTTAAATTTTGAGAAAAATTTGGTTTATAGGTGTAAACACCCCCAAAAAAGCCAGAAGAACCTTCACCAAGACCTACTTTTGCTTTATCTTTAAGACTCGTGTTTACATTCATATACGCTTCATATAAATTTGACTGCAAGGTTCTATCAAGGTATAGTTGCAAGATTTGGTTGAACGTAGGATATTTTGAATCTAAATAAAGTGATGAAGGGCTAATTTTAGCAAAAAAATAACCTTTATCCATATTTTGATAAGTGAATGCATTACTTATTTTAGAATCTAATTGTGATTGGTTTGTTGCAATTACAGCAGTAATATGTGCTTCATCACTAATCATATCATCAGCTACAGGTGTAACTTCAAACCAGATTTCATCTTTTAAATCATCAGTAAAGTGTTGAGAAATAGTTTCGTTCTGCTCAATTTTCTTAGTTTCACTTACCTTTGATTTGCTATTAGATGTTGAGTCAGTTTTTTTATTTTCACATCCAGTAAATAATACTAGAGTTGATAACAATATTAAGGTTCCAACAATTTTGATTTTTTTCATAAAATTACTCCTATTAAAAATATTGTATCAGAAGATAAGAAATTAATCTAATTTTAAGTAATAGTTAAGAAAATAAGGATTTATGATATAACAAGCATAATTAAATAATAGGAGAGGAAAAAGAATGAATAAATTATCAGCATTAAATAAAGTTGAAGAATATATTGCAGAAGATTTGAGTTGGTTAAAGACTGGGGCTAGAGAAGATACTGATTGGTTAATGTTTGTAGCTTATAGGATTAAATCAATGATGTTGAATAGTGTTTACAAAAAGAATCAAGCTATCATGACTTATGAGAAACAAGAGTTGAATGAAGATTACAATGACTTCTTGGATATGCTTTGGACAATGCAAGATTCTGGGATATTTAAATTTGATTGGGATAGGATTTGGAAACAGAGAGACTATCAAGAGATAGTTGATAACATAGGTTTAGTAACTGAAAGATTTGGTTATGGTGTTGCTGTTGATTTAATGAATCTGATTAATGAGTTTAGATTTATGCAGAGTGATTCAGAAGAGTTCATAGCTTTGTATTCTGAATATGAGAAGCACATGTTGCCATTGCTGATGGCTGGTCTCAGTAAAGGACTGGATGCAGTTGATGATTCAAAGACTGGTAAAGAGAAAGCTAAATATATAAATAGAGTTTTGTTGACTGAATTTGTTCGATTGCAGAAAGAAAGAGATGGATATATTCTTATAAGAGAAAGTGGTAAGCGATATTATATCCAACCTGAATTGAAAGATGATATAGATTGCTGGAAGCTATTGACTAAACAAACATTTAAGTTTGTAGGTATTGATAACTTTAAAAGTGTGTTGACCAGAAAGCAATATCAGTTCTTGATTGAAGCTTATATGATTGTTAGAGGACACTATGATAATAAAGATATTGAATGGTTTAGGTTTGATAAGAAAGGTAATGTTAAACTGAATAAGCGCAAGCTTAGTGGTGAGTTAGGAGTTAGTGAAGTTAACTTTAATCAAACAATGAAAAGGATTCAAGAAAGAATTGATAAAGTATTTGCTGATGTGTTTAGTGAGTACTTGAAGAATAGTAGATAGAGAGTTGATTAGGTTCAACTCTTTTTTTATATTATTTTTTGTTAAGGAGTGTCATATATTTATTTATATGTTGTAAGAAAGAATAGGAGAAGAGAATATGAAGATTACAATTGAACAAGATATCCACACAGAATTTGTTGACGGTAAGATTACAGCAGACCAATCAACCACAGTAGAATTTGATTTTAATGATTCAGTTAAAGAGAAAGATACTTCTATCAATGCTTTAGTTAAAGCAATCAATGAAGAGTTTAAAGGAGGTCGTGCTTAATGATAACAATACTTTTAAATGTATTAATTGCTTTTGCAATATTTCTTTTAGTTATGTTTGCAGTCGTGATTGTATTTGCTTTTGTTAAAACTATTAAGACTAAGAAGGAAGCTAACAAGATTATCAATAAGACTTTCAATATTGACAGCTCAAACCCAAATGACTTAGCTAATATGATTAGAAAAAAGATTGATGAGGATTTGTAATGCCGTGTGAAGATTTCTATTATGATTAATTAAAATTAAAAGTGTAGTGTGCTACTAAATGAAAACACTATAGGTGTACTTGTGGTTGAATGAGATGACACTACAGCCTACACTTTATTACAGGATATGTGGTACTTATAAGACTCTAGTCTTATAAGGGTGGTTCGATTCCTCAGATACCCATTGGGTTACAACCTCCTAGATAACCCAAGACTCCTTGTCACTAGTCTTGCCAAACTGGTGGCTATTAATGTTTCACTCTATTAATGGTAGCAATCTCTGGTGAGCGAGTAAAGGTTCGATTCCTTTAGTTGTTATTGGATTTAATTATTAAATTAATTATCCAAATTCTTTTACTCTCTAATTTTTTTCTCTGTAGCTGTTGATGGTTCACAAGTAAGAGTTCGATTCTCTTTGCAGTTATTGGTTGATATATATTGACCAAAGTTTTTCTCTTTCACTTCTCTACTCTTTAAAAGGCTGAGAGTTTTATGTTCGTTCATTCGTTCATGATTCTCTTGTGCTTTTTTATTTTGTTAAAGGGTGTGAGTGTGTGTGAGGAAATAAAAATAAAATAAATAAAATAAATTTAAGAATAAAAAATAATTTTTTTGAAAAAAAAAAAAAAAATAATCCCCCCATCAATGAAATTTTATGGGGTAGGTTTATGCGCGAGGGGGTCAAAAGAAAAACTCCCCCAAAGTTTTTGAGTCAAAAATTTTCAGCAAAAATCTCAGCAAATCAAAATAAATCTTGGGGAATCCAAGTAAATCTAAGAGAATACTAAGACACTTATAGAAAGGGTGCTAAATGAGCAAGATAGACATATTAAACAGTGAAGAAGTGACAGCAGAAATTATTAAGAAAGTTGAATCTGGGGCTACAGATATGAAAATCTACAAAGCACTTGGTGTTACCAACAAAACTTTCGATAAGTGGAAAGCTGATAATGAAGAAGCCTATGAACTAGCCAAGATTAATGCAAATCTCATTGCTTTAGGTAAGGTTGAAGCAAAACTGAATAAAAAAGTTCGTGGTGGCTGGCGCAGGAAAGAACGTTATGAGGTTAATGAAGAAGGTGAAGAGATTCTTGTTTCTGTTGAAAGACAACAAGTTGACCCAGAGTTAAATGCAATCATGTTCTGGCTGAAATCTCACAATCCTGAAATCTACGATAAAGTTTCACTTAAACGCTTAGAACTTGAAGAAAAATCTACAGCAGGTGTGCAGGATATCATTCAAGGTCTTACTCAGTTTGATGTTAAGAATTACTCGTCTGATGAACTAGAAGTAACAGAAGACGAAATTAATGCTTTGCTGGACGAGGAGGATGAAGAATGAATATAGATGAATATATTTTAAATGCAATCAAAAACAATCTCACAGACACAGAAGTTCAGGAATGGGTAACAAATGGTAAGGCAGATGATTACTTTTATAGAATCTTTGTTGATTATCACGGCTTACCAATGATTTTAGAAAATTCTTTAGTTACTAGAGGTTTTGAATTGTTAAAAGGATTATATAGCAAAGAATAAGACAGAAAGGATGATAGATGAAATATTTAAAACAAATGCTTGAATATAACAAAGAAAATAATATTCGTATGAATCGTGATATCAAGCGTCAAATTGAAAAACAAATACGTATTCATAAAAAATATATCTATCGTCCTGAGAAAGTAGAGCAAGCCATTGACTTTATTGAAAAGAACTTCATGCTTACAACTGGTGATTTGAGACCAATTAAATTGTTACCTCCTCAACGTTGGTGGTATGAACTTATGCTTGGTTATTACATGATTGATGAAGAGGGTGATGAGGTCTTGTTAGTTAACGAGGTCTTTTTAAATGTTGGTCGTGGTACTGGTAAATCAACCCTTATGGCAACAAGAGTTCTTAACTGGATGATTCTTGGTGGTCAGTATGGTGGTACAAGTCAAGTAATTGCTTATGATAACAACCAAGCAAAACATGTCTTTGACCAAGTTCGAGACCAAAGTAGAGCATCGCTCTTGTTATCTGAGATGGATGATTTCAATATGTTCAACTCTACTAAACAAGGTCTTAAATTTGAATCAATGAATACTAAGTTTGGTAAACAAACAAATGATGTAAATAGGGCGCAAGGTGGTGATACTAGCTTGAATGTCTTTGATGAGGTTCATGTTTATAAAGATGATATTACAGAGGCTGTTAATAAAGGCTCACGTATGAAACAAAAAACCTGGCAAAGTATTTATATTACATCAGGCGGAACAACTCGTAAGGGTTTATACGATAAGCTCATCAAGCGTTTTACTAGTGATGCTGAGTTTGAAAATGATAGGTCAGTTGCTTTACTTTATAGACTTGAAAACACTGAACAAGTTAAAGATAAGCGTAATTGGTCAATGGCTTTGCCTTTGATTGGAAGTTTACCTAGATGGGGTTCAGTTGAAGAGGAATATGAATTATCTAAAGGAGACCCAGCTTTACAAGTTAAGTTTTTAGCAATGTCAATGGGAATTTCAATGAATGATGTTCATGGATATTTTACCGCTGGCGAAGCTATGAGGAAACCATTTGACCTTGATGTCTTTAGAGGTACAAGAACTTATGTTGGTATTGACTTAGCCTTGCACGGTGACTTATCAAGTATAGCTTTTCTAACTCGTGATGATGAAGATTATTACTTACACACAATAAACTTTACAACTCTCAAAGAGTTTGAATCTCTTGATTATGATATTCAAGAGTTATATCGAAGGTTTGAAGAGGAAGGTTCTCTTGTAATTCTTGATACAGGAAATAACTATATGCAAGCAAAAGACATGATACCTTATATGATTAAATTCAAAAAAGATACAGGTTGTATTTTAAGAATGGTCGGTTATGACCGTGCGAGATATGAGAATCTTGAAAAACTCATTGAGAAATTCTTCTTCGATAAAGATGGAGATAAACAAAAACCAGTTAAACAAGGTTTCGCCATGTCTGATTATATTAAAATCTTTAAATCTCAATTTAAACAAGATAATGTTCACCACAATCAAGAATTGCTTGAATGGAGTCTTATGAATGTGGCTGTCAAGGTCGGTAGTTCCGATGACCTAATGCTTAAAAAAACAACAAACAGCAAAAAGATTGACCCAGTAGTAGCAAGTGTTATGGCACTTCAAACAATGTTAAGAGATGAATATTAAGGAGGTTGAAAGATGAATTATAATGCAGATTCTGTTAGAACCTCTGGTTTCTATTCTGATAAGAAATGGCTAAAAGTTCGAGATTATATTCGCAAACGTGATGGCATGACGTGCCAAAACTGTGGAGACTTCACAGCTAAGAAATATGAAGTTGACCATAAAACAGAACTTAACATGGAAAATGTAAGAGATTGGAATATCGCTTACAACCCTGACAACTTATGGTTATTGTGTTTTGACTGTCATAAGCGAAAAACGGCTCGTGATAAGCGAAGCAATAATAGATTATTTTATTAGAAAGGAGAAAAGATTTGGAATTTAATTTATTTGGAAAAGCAGTACGGATTCAAAGTTCAAGATTGAACCAAGATACACAACGTGCTACAGCATGGAATGATGAAGTAGTTAGTGCAACAAGTGGTTTCTATAACAACATTTCAGCAAAGATTGCAACTGAAATTGCCAAAGTAAACTTTCAGCACGTTAAGTATAAGAAAGTTGACGGTGGTAGTGATACTTTAGCTAGTATGGATGGTTCAGATATTGATGAATTATTAAACTGGAAACCTAAAGGTTATGAAAATACTACGGCTTTCTGGCAAGCAGTTACTAAGAAATTGTTAACTACTCGTAAAGTTTATATCAAGATTGTTGATGACAAACAAGGCAACTTAATTGACCTGAAATTACTTGAGTCTGGTGATGAAGCCAACACTAATGAAACGATTAACTTGGTTAGTCCTTTTTTTATTAACGAAAACACAAGTATTTTGGATGCAACACTTTCTGGTATCGCTACTAAGTTAAAACAAGGTCGTATGCGTGGAATGCTTAAAATTAATGCAGTCGTTGATAATGACAACGATGAGTTTAAACAAACAGCACTCAAAACAATCAGTACCATGCAATCAGTTAGTTCTTACAACGGCATGGGTGTAATGGATGATAAAAGTGAAGTTGTTGAGTTTAAAAATTCTTACTCAGTATTAAATGATGAAGAAATCAAACTCATTAAACAAGAACTTTTAAGTTCATATTTCATGTCTGAAAAGATTTTAACAGGTGAACCAACGCAAGAAGAACAAATTTATTTTTATAATTCAACAATTATTCCAATTCTTGCACAGTTAGAAAAAGAATTAAGCTACAAACTTATTTCTCAAACTCGAAGACGGAAAACACAAGGTAATATCTACTATGAACGTATTATCATTGATAATCAATTGTTCAAGTTTGCAAGCCTTAAAGACTTAATTTCCTTGTACCACGAAAATACACAAGCTCCATTCCTTTCAGTTAATGAGTGGAAGGCTATAGCTGGTTTAGAACCGAGTGAAGGCGGAGATGTTTATCTCACAAATGCAAATGCAAGAATTGTTGAGAAATACAGTGATTTTCTAGTTAAAACAGAAGATGATTCTAAGGATGAACCTGATGTTGAATAACTTGCCAAATGGTGATAATCCAAATGGCATTACCTTATGAAAAGGAGGACTAAGACTTGAAATTAGTTGAAAATATCGCAAAAGTTGAACTTATTGAAAATGAGTCAGGTGATAAATCTATCCGTGCAATTGCTTCATACGTTCACACGAAAAATAATAATGATTTGTATTTAGACGGTGATGTAATTGAATTTAAGAGAGAAGTTTATCCATTCTTGTTTAATCACGGTAAGTCAGCAGATGACTTTCTTGGTGAGACTTGTACTCATTATGATTCAGAATTAGATGCTTATGTATCAGATATTAATGTTTACGACAATAGACCTGAAATCATCAAAGCTATTGAGAATGGAGTTTATGATTCGGTTTCAATTTCATATTACATTACTGAATATTCTTTCGGTGAAGAAGATGAAATTATTGTTAAACATGCAATCATGAATGAAGTATCACTTGTTTCTGTTGGTGCTGACCCAGAAGCTAAACTTATGAATAATGAACTTGCAGATGAACGCAAAGCATTCATCGAAGCTAAAAATAGATTGAAGGAGATTAAATCTTACTATGAATAAACTCGACAAGATCGAGCTTGAAAAATCTATCAAAGATTTACAAGCTCGTAAAAATAAACTCTCAGAATTAATTCTTGCTGAAAACTCAGTTGAAAATGCTGAAAAATTACATGCCGAAGCCAAAGAAAATGCAAAAGCACTTGAATTGGCTGAAATCAAATTAAAAGAAAACTCACAAATTAAAGGAGAACCTATTATGTCTAAATATCTCGAAACTAAAAACTCATCACGTGACTTCATCAACATTCTTAAAACTGCTGGCGACAAAGATGCTGTTGTTAATGCTTGGGGCGCTAAACTTGCAGAAAATGACCTCAGAGTAGAAGACAAAGGATTGCTTTTACCTAAACGTTTGGTTGCTTCAATTGAAACTGCTCTCGTTGAAGCTAACCCAGTCTTCAAAGCATTCCAATTGACTCACGTTGGTGCATTGCTTGTACAGAAGGGCTTGAAATCGACTGACGAAGCTAAAGTGCACGTTGAAGGAACTGAAAAAGTATTGCAAAATGCTGTTCTTACAACTGATGCTATCACTCCACAATTGATTTATAAAGCTCAATCAATTTCAACTCGTACTAAAGAAGTTACTGAAAACTTTGAAGAAGTTGACGCTGTTGTAGTTGCTGAACTTACACAAGCAATTGTAAACAAAGCTGTTGACCTTGCTCTTATCGAAGGTACTGGTAATGAAGATGGTTTCTTGGCAATCATGAACGAAACTGATGCTGAAAAAGTTAAAGAAATCAAATCTACTACTCTTGTTGACGGTATCGAAGATGCAACTGACTTTGTTCGTGGTCGTGAAGGTCGTAAATTCCTTATTGTTACTGCTGAACAACGTAAAGCTTTGCTTAAAGAAGTTCGTGCTTTGGTTGCTCCTGCTCGTGTTCGCAATGATGATGCAGAACTTGCAAGTGAAGTTGGTGTTGATGAACTTATTGTTTATACAGGTTCAAAAGCTATCAAACCTATCGTTCTTGTTGACCAAGCTTACAAAATCGACATGAAAGACCTTACTAAAGTTGATGCTTTTGAATGGAAAACAAACGGTAACGTTATCCTCATGGAATCGCTCAGCGCTGGTAAAATGAACAAAATCAAAGGTGCTTCATTCGTAACTGTTGCACCAGCAACTAAATAAGAATAGAGACTTAAATTTAGTTTCTAGTTAGTACTATCAACGATTCCCCTTGTAACAAACTTACTAGAAACTATAAAAGTCTCAATACTTTTTTGTGACAGACAGAAAGGAATTGTCCATGAAAGACGATTATGACTATATTAAAACCTATTGTGGCATTCCTTTAAATGTCACTTTATATGATGAAACTATCAAACTAAATAAACAAATTGCTTTAACTCGACTAGCTATTGCTGGTGTATCAACAAATGAAAAAAATCCAATTGTTCAACAATATATTTCTACATTTTGTCGTTTTCAACTTGTTTCAGAACCAACTTCTGTATTTGTAAAAATGGAAACTGACCGTATGAGAGAAATGATTGAACTACTTACTTATGGAGGTGTTGAATGATATTTTCTCAGGTAACACTTGAAATAAGTGAAAAGAAGAAAAAGCCTAATGGTGCTGAGACCAGTATTATTAGTCCAGTAACATTACCAGCCAAAAAAGAAAAGATTGTTCAAAATAGGTTAGATTCTTTCTCAATGCAAGGTTTAAAGAAAGTTGTGAGATATTCTTTAAACAACGTTGGAGAGTTTGAATTTAAAACTTTTGATTACTTTACTGATGAGAATGGCACTCGATTCAAGCGAACAGTTTGGGAACGAGACCCAAAAAATAACAAGCTTATTTTAGAAGGTGAGGTTGCAAATGGCATTTAATTCATTTATGGAATGGAAGGAAGCAGTCGATAAGATTGGCTTTAATGATGTAATTTTTGGTGTTAAAGATACTATTGAACCAAATACACTTTATATTTCTCTTGCTGATTCAAAGGTTGTGGGAAGTGACGATTTTAAATTTATTATTGGTTATTCTTATAACGTTGTTGCAAGTGTTCCTGATGTTGATAGTCATTTAGTTAAAGAACTGTCAAATTTGCTTGACTCAGGTTTAGAAATGATAGATTTTTCTAATACAAGTCACTTGTACAATTTCTCTGGAAGTATCTACTTACCAGTAGGTGCAAGAGGAGGTTCTTTTGAATAATAACTTAGACATTAAGGCAATAAGTGAACAGCTTGCAAAAGATGTTACTGATAGAGTTGCCAATTTCATTGAGATTCAAACAAAAGCAGAAGCAGAAGCTCAGAAAGCAAGTGGTAGACAGAAGACTTTTAAAGCACACGGTAAAACATATACTTATGCTCGATATAGTAACACTGGTCAGCTTGCTAGAAATTTGAAAATAGATAAAAAAGGCAAGTATAAAGTAGTTCACGATGGTAGACGGTCTGATTACTCAGATGGAACTTATCATGGGATGTATTTCTTAGTTGAAAAAAGAGGAGAAAGCGCAATTAAAAAGATTCTAAAAGATGCTAAGTCTTACACAGAATCAACAAAATTATAGAAAGAAGGCATATTAAATGGCTTTAAATTTAAATTATGGAGACCGCAAGATTTTTTGGGGAGACGAAGGCTTGCTCATCGGTAAGATTGATGTAACTGCTGGAAAAGCTACTGCTAAAAATATTCAACTTGCAACTGGTATGGTATCAGTAAGTTCAATGGAAGACCAAGCGGAAGTTGCCAACTACCCAGCAGACAATAAACCAGACCACGGTTCTAAAAAAGGTGCTACATTACTTCAAGGTGAAATGGTATTTATGCAAATTGATGAACCAGTCGGTGAAACTTTGCTTGGACAAGTTAAATCTGAGAATGGTCTTGGTTGGGTACCAACTGGCGTTTATACTGAACATATTGCTCAATATGTGAATCAAGCTCAAAAACACACAGCAACTGGTGAAGTAATCAATGGTTATAAAATTGTTGTTTATCCAGCACTTAAAGCAACTGGTGAAGGAACATTTGAAGCAGAGACAGACAGCTCAGACGGAGTAGACCCAATTCAATATACAATTCCATTGCAAGCAACAGCAACACCAAACTACAAATCACAAGGTAATACACCAGCTCAAATGACCTATGAAGTGTGGGGAAAACAAGCTGAGGAATTTGAAAAAATGATGGAAAAAGAACTTTTCATTATGTTCCCAGATACTGTGATTCCTGACGGTTCAACAACAGCAGGCAAATAATAACTAAAGAATAAAGAGAAAGAGGTATAAACCTATGAAACAATTATCTACAGCACGTAAATTCAAAATGATTACAAATAAAGATATATTTAAAGCAAGTAAAGAACTTGAAAAAACAATGAAAGATGATGAATCAAACGATACTACGGAAAATGTGGAATTTGTTCAATATGGTTTGTACCTTTCTTTTTACAATCCTGATTTAACTAAAGCTAAACAAGAGTTTAGTGATTTCATGAAAACTGGTGAATTTGATACTGGTAAAGAAACAATTAAATCATTGATGGATAAATTCAAAGCCACTTTCGGCTAATAAGAGGGAATGGCGGTACTGTTTAGTATCGCTTTTTCTTTTGTTTTATTTTAAAAGAAAGGGGTGATTTTATGAAATTAAAAGATGCAATAAGATACTACGAACTGACAGGTTCTGATATTTTAACTGATTTAGAGATTCAATCTAAATATATAACCGCTCTTGAATTTGATTATGTCTATGATGATTTTACGGATGTCATGGAAAAGCTCTATGAAAATCTTTTGGTGTTATGGGCAGATTCTCATGAAGTAAATGAGGAAACAGAAATGCCTACAAAGGAGTATTTAACAGGTTTATATCTTGCAAATATTCCAAAGCCAAAGCAAGAGGATGAAAAAGAGGTAGTTTTTGAGAGACCTAGCAGATTTAAACAAAAGAAACAAGAACAAGAAAATAAGACTATGAATCTTGTGGTTTCACTTGTTAATTCAGATATGAATATTCAACAGTTTTTTGATTTTGAAATTGAATTAGTGGTTGACATTATAAATAGTGTTTCAGAAAAGAGGGAAGCAGAAGAGAAGAAAAGAAAATCTAAGAAACGGAGGACGTAAAATATGGCTGGAAATGCAAAGTTTGAAGTAGAGATTTACGGTAATACCGTCCAGTTCGAGAACTCCTTAAAAGGCATAGATAGCGCAATGTCTAGTTTGAAGGGTGAAGCCAATCAACTAAGAAAAGAACTAAGGTTTGACCCAACAAATGTAACTGCTATGACAAAGTTACAAGACAACTATAAACAACAATTAGAACAAACTAAAAATAAAGCTACTGCTCTCAAAAAAGAACTTGCAGGGCTTGATAGTTCTACACCAGATGGTCAAAAGAAATTCATTCAACTCTCTAAAGCAATTCAAGATTCTGAGTTGAAAGCAAATTATCTTGAAAGAGATATAAAGCAATTAGATTCATCTATCTCAAGTGGCAATTTCAAAGTTGATTTAAAGACTGATGATGCTGAAAGTAAGCTATCAAGAGTCAAAAAAGGCTTTAGTGGCATGAAAGAAATTGCTATTGGTGCTTGTCGTGAAATTGGTGCAAATATTACTAATGCTCTTGGTAATAAAATGGGTGACTGGATAAACGATACAAAAGCCACTCAAAAAGCAACCATTGCTTTAAAAAACACAATGGATTTTTCTGGTGTTGGTGGTGATTTTGAATCACTTAGTAAACGTATGGGGCAAGTTGCCAAAGATACAAATGCCAATACAGAAGATGCTTTAAAACTAGCAAGTACATTTATTGGACTTGGTGACAATGCTCAGACAGCAGGCGATAAAGTTGAAAATATTATTAAAGCCAACCAAGCCTTTGGTGGTTCTGGTGAACAATTACAAGGAGTTGTTCAAGCTTATGGGCAAATGTCCGCAAGTGGTAAAGTAACGGCTGAAAATATTAATCAGTTAACTGACAACAATACAGCGTTAGGTTCGGCACTTAAAAAAACAGTTATGGAAATGAACCCAGCTTTGAAACAGTATGGCACTTTTGCTGGTGCTAGTGAAGCAGGTGCTATTTCTGTTGAGATGCTTGATAAAGCGATGCAAAAGCTTGGTAAAGCAGGTGGTGGAGGAGTTGAAACAATTGATGATTCCTTTGCAAGTTTAGATGAGACAATTTCTCTTGCTTTATTACCAGCACTTGATGCAATTACACCAGTAGTTACTGATATTGTTAATTCAATTGCTGACAGTATACCTAGTATTGCAAGTGCTTTGGGTAATATTGTCACTTATTTAAAAGAGAATTGGGATTGGATAAGTAAAATACTTATTGCAATTGCTGGATTTATAGCAGTTGTGGCAATAATATTAACCATTCAAAAAGCTGTCATGGCTGTTGCAACAGCGTTTGCTTTCCTAACAAGTCCAATTGGTTTAGTTATCTTGGCAATAGGCGCTTTGATTGCAATCGGTGTCTTAATTTGGCAAAACTGGTCAACAATATCAAGTTATGCTCAATCAATTTGGGGAGGAATTAAAGACTTCTTTGCTGGTTTGGGAACTTGGTTTGGTGAACTATGGACAGGTATTTTATCTTTCTTTAGTTCAGTTTGGCAAGGAATGCTGACTGTTGTTACAACTATTTGGGATGGCATAAAAGCCTACTTCTCAACATTAATTACTTTCTACTCAACAATCTTCAATGCAATTGTAACAGTTGTTAGTACAGTATTTACAGCAATAGGTAATTTTGCTTTGACAGCATTCAATGCAATTGTTTCATTCTTCTCACCTCTTGGAAGTGTGATTGGTGCAATCTTTGACTTAGTCATAGCAGTCTTTCAACTTGGTTGGGAACTCATTTTGGCTCTTGGTCGTGGTGCATGGCAAGGTATTCAAGCAATTTGGTCTGGTTTAGTAGGATTCTTCTCACCGATTTGGAATGCAGTATCTAGTGTTGTATCTACAGTTTTCTCAGCAATTGGTAGCTTTGCACAAAGTGCTTGGTCAGTCATTGTTTCAGTATTTTCTGTTGTTGCTGGATGGTTCTCAGGAATCTTTAACTCAGTAAGAGGTGTAGTGTCAGGAGTATTTAGTGCTTTTGGTTCATTCGCAAGTTCAGCTTGGGGCGCTATAACAGGAGTGTTTAGCGGAGTTGCTGGTTGGTTTGGCGGTGTGTTCAACGCAATCAAAGGAACTATAAGTGGAGTATTCTCAGCTTTTGGAAGTATAGCTCAATCTGGATACAATGCAATAACAGGAGTGTTTAGCGGTATTGGTTCATTCTTCTCAGGAATCTTTGACGGTGTTAAAAATACAGTCGATAGTGTTCTTGGTGGAATTGGAGACACTATAAAAGGAATCACAGACACCATAAATGGTATTACTGGAAAAGTTAAGGGCTTGTTTAAAGGTTCAACAGTAACTGTTGCAAGAGAGTTTGCAGACCTTAAATCAAGAGGACTTGTTCAAAATAGTGCAAGTAGTTCAACAGCAAACTATCAAAATACATTCAACATTCAAGCAGGTAGTCAAGATACAACCGCTCTAGCACGTGCTATCAAGCGTGAATTTGACCTAGGAAGGGCATAGAAATGGTAAGACAATATAGAATACATACAGACCTAGATGGGTCTAATAATAAAATATATGATATGAATACTGGTCTTATTAGGTTTTACCAACCTAGTGACCTAGGGATTATCAATAGTACAAATATTTGGCAAAGTCAAGGTATTGGGGTTATGGGGAATAACAATATTTCTCATCCTGATATTGATTTTAAGTTTGAGACTTTCGGAAATAGCTTAGAAGAAAACTATAGAATTTTTAATGAGTTTATCAATAGTATTATCAAACAAAAATATATCACTTTAGAATATACCAATGAAATAGGTACTTTCTATGCAGATATTCAACTTTCTAAAATCACTAAAACAGAGGGTTATGGATTTGATGGACAGTTCTCAGAAACAATTTCTTTTATACCAGTTAATATGTGGTATGTTTATGAACAATTGAAATTTTCTAAGGTTCAAAATGGTGAAATTGGTGGTAATACTAAGATTTATGCAAATAAAGAAACGACTGTTTATCCGAATTTGAATTTGTTAGATGGTAGTTCATCGACTTTAAAAACTATATCTGCTAAAGGTTGGGGGTATAACTATGTAGACCAAAAGCCGAATACCTTAAACTTAATAAAAGGACAAACACTTACTTATAACATATGGATTCAAGATTGCGACATTGATACTCGTGGCGTTGTTTATTTATATGACTCTCAAAATAAACAATATAATAATTTTGGAAATATTATAAAAGCTGGAACTTCTGGCTTTTCAACTGTTACATTTACCGTCGGTATAGATGTTGCTAAACATACTGTAGCTATTGGGTTCTTATCCAATCAATCTGATTCTCATAATTTAAGTTATTCTAATATAAAACTTGAACAAGGCTCAACCGCCACTCCTTGGATACAAAGTGAGAGTGAAGTAAAAACTAGCGATTATCCAAATTATATAGGAACATATTCAGACAGTAGTATCGAATCGAGTTCGGACTATAAAAAATATCAATGGGCAATCTTTAGAGGACAGAACTCAAATGCATATACTTCTTACTCTTGGAGTTCTGATGGAACTGATAGATTCACAACTACTTATCCTAATTTAAATTTGTTAAGTAACAGTAAATTCCCAGATGATAAATTAACATCTCCTTGGGGAAATTATGCAAATGGTGGAACAGTAGTAATATCTAATGGAGAATATAATTACACAACACCTAGTACTGGTAGTGGTAGTGGTAAACAAGGCGGTCTCAACTATAGTGATACTTCTATTATGACTACCCAAAAGTCATACGTTTGGTCTGCGAAAGTAAAAGGTAGTGGAAGTGTTCGTATAACGTATCAATACACATACACAGATGGAACAACCAGCTCTTGGATTCAAGGTGGAGATACTACGTTGTCACCTGATTATGCTTTAGCAAAAGCTATCATACCTCCACAAACAAAGGCTTTTACGAAAGTTGTTCTAACTTTATATTTTCAGGGAGCTTCTACAGGTTCTATTAAAGAACCAAAGCTCGAAGAGGGTTCAATCGTCACTCCTTGGATGCCAAGTGAGAGTGAAGTCACTCCCTCAGATTATAGAAACCATGGAAGCTATAAATATGATTATACCTATTTTGGTGAAGATAATATTGAACGTTTCTCTAAATGGAAAATTGATGATGGTATTTTTAGCTTCACAGCTCGTATGACACCAAGCCAAAACTTGGAAAATATGAGTAACTACGGTGTAAGGTTCTTGGATGAACAATTTAATGAATATACGGCGCTTATCTTTGGCAATACAACCAAACCAGACTCACTTCAATTTAATACAGATGTTAATGATGAATATTATCAAGCTCAAATTGGTACAAGTACAATTAACATGTTTTCAGCTTTGAATTATCAAAGATTTAGAACACGGTTTATTCAAAAAGGAACAATGGAACTTGTAAATGTTGATGTAGTAGAAATGAATGTTAAAAGAAAGGTGGAATTTGTCTAATGCTTGAATATAACTTATATGATAATTTTAACCCTAATATTTATTCTTTCGCAACTCACGCAGAAGCAAGTAATGCTCCAAAACTTCCTAACCCTAAATCTCGTGGGGTTATTATGAATTATGAGTTATGGCAAACAGGATACAAATACACTAGCTCAGGAACAGTTTCAACTGATGTAGAGGTTGGTGATGTAATTGAAATATTGCATCCAGAAGAATTTTTAGTACCTTATAGTGCAACACAAGTCTTTAATAAAAAGCTTTCAATGTTTTATCTTATAACAAGTAAAGATGAATCAAATAAGGTTGTTCTACAGAACTATGTTTGGGCAATGATTGAAGGGCTGGAAATCCCTACCACAGCTTTAAAACAAACTAATCAGCAATTGATTGTTAATATGATGAGTCCAGCAGTAACAAGTTTGGTTGCTCATGGTTATACTACAAACCCAGATAAAATAAATTCTAATGTTATTAAATGGAATCGGAAATCTGAGACAGATACAATGACAAATATAGCTAAAGATTTATTTAGGGTTCTTAGAATACAGCCTAGTGTTTATTATCAAGGTATGATGATTCCAAGACCAGACGGAACTTTAGAAGCAGTTGATAACAATATATTTCTTGCTTTGTGTGGTCGTGAGTGGGATAGATTAGAAAAGTCAATTAGAATTGACCTCAAACAAAATGTTGCTATTGAACACGAAGTTATTACCGAACGTTCAAATTATAATTATCTAAATGCTTACGTTAAAAAAGCTGATGGTACTTATAATAGTTACAGTCAACAATGGACAATTAATGATAAAAATGAAGTTGTTGATATGGCATCTTATCGTGGTGATGGACATGAATTACCAAAACAAAGACTTGTTAAATCAGTATTTTATGATGAAGCACCAGATGCAGGAGAGATTAAATCTCAAATCACAAAAGATTCAACTGTCATAAATTTATACTTTAACCAGCATTCACTAATGAAATTAGTACTTAATGATTTGGTTGAGGTTTGGTATGAAGATAAAAACTATCATGGATATATTGCAGACCGTTGTTTCACAGAGGTTGAGGGTGGAATAACTACTGATAGATTATTGTTTGTGGAGGGGGTTAAATGATTTATAAAACGATTTTAGGAAACAAATATATTATCAATGATTTTATTGAAAAAGTTGAATTAAGACTTGAACATAATATTATTTTACCAGCTACAATATACAAATATGATAGAAATACAGTCATCATTGATACACCACTTTTATATTCAGTAAAGCAAGGTGTATCGATTGGCGGATATCCAGAAGGTGGGAAGAACTTTAGATTGCTAGAGTTATCTATTACAGATTTTCCAGTTCTTGAAAATTCATATATCTCAGAAGTTGTGTATGACAGTACTGATATATGGTTTCTAAAACCAAGTATTGAATCAATTCTTAATGATACTTACACAGAAAAAATTCCAAAACCTAAGCAAGAACTTATGGTTATTAAAAGCTCAGATAAAGGAGAAAACAAAAATGACAATTAGAAATTACACGTTTTTTAGTCCAAATGGTACAGAATTTCCAGTAACAGCAAATAGTGATGCAAAGCTATACATGCTTTTAGCAGGAAATGACTACTCACAATTTATTATCAAACATTGGTCAGAACCAGTTTTAACAGGATTGAACAAAATATATGCAGATACAAGTGTTTTACTTGGTGGTCGTTATTTTGAATTGAATAATGAACCAGTTGGACTAAAACCAAATAGCATAAACTATATACATGCAAATGTAGACCCAAGTAATATTAATACACCAGTAACACTTTCTGTTGAAACAGCAAATAACTCAAATTCAAAAGATATTAATAGTGGTAACGGTGTAATCAAACGCTTGATTGATATTGTTACTACTGATGCGACTAGTATTATTAAATCCGAAGCACCAGAACAAGGGCGCAACTTTAATACAATCAATAGCGATAAGGGCAATATTAAATCACTTACTATTTCTGATAGTATCTCTGAACCAAGTGCAACTACTACATGGAAATTACCATATTGTAATGATAATGGTTCAAGATTAACTCGTGTTGGTAATTTAGTTATTGCGGAAGGTACTTTTACTGCTGGATATGTTAAACCTGCTGGTGCACTGGTTTCAGGAGGCTCTTATCCAGTAGAAACTGTCCCCGTAGGTTATAGACCTTGGCAAGATAAATATATTGCATTTAGTCTTAGAACAAGTCGTAATGGTGATAAAGTGGGGCGTTTACAATTATTACCTGATGGAAGAATGAGTGATATGTTTCTATTTAATGAGGGATTCAAGAGTACAGTAGATGCAATGATGTTTGGTGAAAGTGCTATGTGGATAACAAAAGACCCATTCCCAACAAAAGACAAAATTAACTACTAATACTTATAAAAATTAGAAAGATTCCCCTATATGATTACAAAACTGATATTCATCTCAGTCTTGATTTTAGCAATCCTAGCAGTAACATGGGTGAAGGATAGAGAAAATATGAATCCTCCACTCAAAAGAAGAATAGTAATTGATTTAACTACAATTGCTATCTTTTGGTTACTATTTATTGGGTTTGTGCTAATTGGTGAAGGAAAATATGATGAAAACATAGGTTCAATTATTGACCTATCTCTCATGTTCTTCACCGCAAGACTTGTACAACTCGTTGCCGTAATGAATCCTATGGTTCAAGAATTAGTTGCATTTATAAAAAATAGAGGAAATTCAGAGACAAAAGACTAGAAGATAATGGATTAAGGGAAAAATGAAGAGGGCTTAGGCTCTCTTTTTTTGTTATAATAAATATAAAATTTATATTAAAAAGGAAGAGTATTATGGACATTTTATTTTTAGAAAAAGCATTGACCAATTCTGATTGGTTAGGTTTTAAAGGGAATATTTTAAGTGGTATCATTGGACTAATTGGTGCTATATTAGGTGTATTAGGTGCATACTTGGTGATGAAAAAGCAATTGAAAGCAGAGAATGAACAGTATAGAAAAGATAGAATTGATAATACTTTTTTCAATTTATTGGGTTTGTTTCAAAATGTGCAGAAAGAGTTGGACAAGGATGATATTATCAAAAGTCTAAAAAAAGGTATACAAGATATAAGAAATGAAAAACATGAAGAATACATGAATAATAAGTTTTCTAAACAAAAAAAGCAATTTATTAAAGATTTAGAGGAATATAATGATGTAACAGGAGGTATTTCTGAATATGATTATAATAGTCTGTTAAAGAGTATAGAAGATGGGGATTTAGATATTCTGCTAGTATTTTCCGAAAATATGACCACTTTACATGATCCTCATCGATACGAATTATATAAAAAATATATGAAAGGTATGGAGGACTTTATAAAAGAATTGGAGGATGAGCAATTAATATGCAAGTATGAGATAAAAGAATCTGAAATTAAAGGAATCATAAAAAAGGTGTTTTTTGGTGACGAACAGTATTCTGGTAATTACTTTAGAACACTATACAGATGTTTAAAATATATTATGGATTCTGATTTAAAAATGGAAGATAAGAAATTCTATTCTGGTGTCTTTAGAGGGATACTTTCATCTAAGGAAATGTTAGTAGTTTTTTATAATTGTATGTACTTTGAAAAAGGTGAGAAATTCAAAGAACTACTTGAAAAAGAAGAAGATGGTAAAAGAATTGACTTTTTTGGTGATAAAAATGATTTAGAAAATTTAAGTGAAGGATATGACCTACCTTTCTTTAGTAAAGAGGATTTAATATTTTCGGAAAAAGATATGCAAAAATTAGAGGAACTCATAAAAGGAAACTAGAGGTTTTCTTTTTTTGTTATTATAATTGTTCAAAAATTTTTCCAATTTATATGATAAAATATTTATAGTATAATGATTAAAATAGGAGAAATATGAATTTAACAATTATTTTTGGTAATGGCTTTGATAAAAATTTAGGACTTAATACAACTTATCCTGATTTTTATAGTTGGTTAGATGAGAACCAAAAAAAAGAAAGCGATGAAATTTATTGTAATATCAAAGAAAAGCCTGAGAATTGGAGTGATTTAGAACTTGCATTGGGAAAGTATACCTTTGATAATGAAATTATGCCAGATAAATTTGAAGAATCTTATGAAAATTTGATAGAAGATTTAAATGAATATCTTCTATTAGAACAGGGAAAACTCGGAACAGAATTTTCAATTGACGACTCCATAACAGAATTATTTTATAGTATAGAAAAAAATTTGGTTGAAACAGGTCAAAATAAAAATTCACAAATAATACGTAGATATTTATCTCAACCAACAGATGTAAATTTTGTGACTTTTAATTATACAGACACGGTTGAAAAGACAATTGGTTATAAAAAATTCATTGTTAATAAGGATGGAAATGAAGTTCTTGTAAAATTACATAGTCCTATTCACGTTCATGGTACATTGAATAGTTCTATGGTATTAGGAGTTAATGATGAAACTCAATTCAAATCCGAAATTTTTGATAATGATTTTCCAGAGTTCTTTGTTAAAAATAAAAATTTAACTGACCATGTGAATAGTACTGAATTGGATAAGGCGTTGGAAGTCATTTTTAGTAGTGAGGTTTTGTTCTTATTTGGAGTATCTCTTGGTGATACAGACAAAGTATATTGGGAAAAAATAGCTGAATGGCTTTTATATGGTGGTGATGATCATATTGTTCTTTTATATGATTATGAAACTCCAATGGGAAGCATTAGTAAGGTTGTACAGCGGAGAATGGAACGAAGTTGGAATAAGACAAAAGATAAATTCTTAAAGCAGTCTGGACTTAGTAGTGATGACCAAAAACGAATAAGTAAACAAATATTCCCCCTTTATGGAAATGGATTTTTTAACATTGAAGAAGCTCAAAAGAATTAG